CAGTCACTAGATAAATACAACAAAGGAATAGATCAAGCCAGAACAAAAGTAAATGCTTTAGCTGGTGCTATTGTTGGTTTATCTCCTGTGCAAATAGCACTTAACGAAGCATTTACGCAGACACCGCCTGTTATTCAAAAGATAAATGAAAACTATACACAGCTTATAAGTCAGACTAAAAAAGCTGGTGTAGAGTTTAAAGATATAAAATTTGTATTTACAAATGCTTTTAGTTCTATGGAAAATCAGATAGTAAAATTCGCTGAGACAGGTAAAGCATCGTTTCAAGATTTCGCAAATGCTATACTGTCTGATCTGCTTAGGATGATTATACGCTTACAAATTACTATACCACTTATGCAAGCTATCATGGGATCCATGGGCGGTGGTATTTTGGGCGGTTTATTTGGTGGCGGAACTACAGCAAGTGCAAAAGGTAATGTCTTTAGCGGTGGAGCTGTACAGCAGTTTGCTACAGGCGGTATAGTAAGTACACCTACTAGATTTCCTATGTCAAATGG